GGAGCAGGAGGTCCACCAAAGCCACCCCCACCTCCATATCGTGCTCCTGATACTTTACATAGTAGAAGTTTTGCTACTGTCCAAGATTTAATTTCTGAAGGAGAAATTGAAGGCTTTGCTAGTGCATCAAAAGAAGAACTTACAAAAGGTACAACTGCATACGATAATGCAAGTTTAAAAGACGTATTTCTTGATGATACTCCAATACTTGCTGCTGATGCTACAAGTGCTAGTCCTGTTGATACTGACTTTAATTTTCAAGACGTAACTTTTAAATCTAAGTTTGGAACGTCAAACCAAACTGCAATGAGTGGTATTCCTGCTGAAAGTAGATCACCTACTGGTGTTGGAGTTGAGGTAACTACATCCGCTCCTGTTACTAGACAAGTTACAAATACAGATGTAGATGCAATTATTGTTACTTTGACTTGGCCTCAGATACAAGTAGCCGAGGATGACGGAGATATTCGAGGAGATACTGTTGAATATAAGATACAAATTCAACATGACTCAGGTGGATTTGTAGACAAAATAAGTGCTTCTGTTAGCGGTAGAACAGCAGATGCTTATGCAAGAGATCATAGAATTGAATTAACAAGCGGTTTTACGACTGTAGATGTAAGAGTTGTTCGAGTTACAGCAGATAGCACAGATGCAGCAAGAGTAAATGCTTTTCAATTTACCAGCCTTCAAGAAGTTATAGATAACAGTTCAACTTATGCCAACAGTGCTTATGTTGCTCTTCGTTTAGATAGTAAGCAGTTTAATCGT